ATAAAAAAAATCCAAACAAAGTAGATGTTATAATTACAAGTATTGATATTGAAAATCAATATGGTGAAACTACTGATAGGTTTGAAGATGAATATTAGATTATGCCAAAGATTAGAAAGATAAGATTAGAAGATAGAAAAGATAGTAGAGGTGGAGGTTACTCCAGAAGAAAGTTTACTGTGGAAGAAGCCAATGCAATTAGAAAAGAATATACTAATGCAACTCAGAAGATAACCATATCATCTCTTGCTAGGAAATATAAAGTATCTCAACCTTTAATGTACCAACTAATAAAGGGTAAGACCTATACTGATAAGGGGATAGGGGGTAAGCATAGGGGGTATAAGGGGGTATAGGGGGTATGGCTATGAAAAAAGAAGCATTAGTCCAATCATCATTCTGCACCTATATAAAATATAAATACCCTGATTTAAGATACTGTGCCTCATTAGGTGGAATAAGAACCTCTATGAAACAAGCAATACTAGCCAAGAAAACTGGCTATGTTAAAGGCTTTCCTGATATGCAAATATGTAAAGTCAATAGTGAGTATGCAGGACTATTCCTAGAGATTAAAGCAGATAAGACCTGCTATCCATCCAAAGAACAAAAGCAATGGGTTGCTGATCTCAATGAAGAAGGTTACTATGCTAAAGTAGTTAAACTTTCTTGAAACTGCCACCGAAACTGCTCGGTGAAACTGCCCTGAAACTGCCCTGAAACTGCCCTGAAACTGCTAGGGTTGTTGGCTAGGAGATTTTGAGTGAGATTTTATTTTTGTTTCTTCTTTTCTAATTTTCGCACCTACTTTTTTAAAAATTAAATTGTTAATAACTTTCTTTTAAAATATTAGTATAATTAAATTATTTTGTTATTCACACACGCGTTTCTATTATTGTAAATTTTAAACTTTAAAAATTGAAAGATCAACCGAAACACAAAAAGAACATAAATACAATATATAAAAAAACAACTTTTGCAGCAGCACCACCAAAAAACGAGGCAAAAAAGCACCATAAAAAAAACATTATTTTAAAAAAACTTTAAAAAATAGCACTTTTACTAGAGTAGAAAAAAAATAAATCTTTTTTAACATTATTCTTTTATTTGTTAAAAAAGTTTATATTTGCATCATAATAATTAACTTAAAACTTTAAACACTATGAAAACAAAAACACAAAACACAAACGCAGCAGAACTAATTACAACTATATTTTTTTCAGTTGTATTTTTTGGAGGGATAGCAAGTGCATTTATTAACTTAATTTAAAAACATAAAACAATGGATAATTACAAAATAATAAATAAGAAAAACGGCAGAACCTATCTTTTAAATGAGGACCAAATGCTTTTATTTTTAAGAAAAAACAAAGTGCAAAATTATAATATTATAAACTTAACAAAAGAAAAGACAATAAAAAGAAATAATATTTTAACCAATATTGCAGTGTTTTGTTTCTTTATTGCTACAATATTAACAACAATTTTAATAATAGAACTATATTACTAATAATTAACTAAAAATTTTAAACAATGAAAACAAGAGAACTAAAAACAAGAATTAAAAACTGTAAAGAAATGATTAAGCGAAACTCTGGAGAATATTGCAGATCTGAAGAACTAGAACTATTTACAAAAGAATTACAAAGGCTACTAATATACAACAACAAAGAAGTAGAAGAAATAGAGGTGACCTGTTGTAATGTAGAAATAACTGAGGAAATAAAAGATAATAATCTTTGCCCTGTATGTTTAGAACATATTTAAAAAAATAATAATTAAAAACTTTTACAAATGGATAACCATATATTAAACGATCATAACAACCCTATAAATTGGAACGGCAACAACAAAGAGTGTTCTGAATGTAATGAGGTGTTAAATTGGCAGCACGATTATGAAGATATTTGTTCTGAATGTTACAACAAAGAAGAAGAAGAAGAAACAAAAAAATAACTATTAATTTAAAACTATAAAAAATGAATTTATTGACACAAAACGCAAAACTAAAAAAGACTAGCATAGAAAATAAAATGAGAGTAATGAACTTTAGCCTACCTGCATACAAAACAATAACAGGGAAAACAGTTTGCCCATTTGCAAAAGACTGTGTTAAATATTGTTATGCTAAAAAAGGAAATTACACCTTCCCTTCAGTTAGAAAAGGATTAAACAAGCGTTACGAACTAAGTAAAACTGATGAATTTGTGCCAATGATGAACGCAACAATAATTTTAGAACGACCTACACATATACGGATACATGATAGCGGCGATTTTTATTCTATTGATTATCTTAAAAAGTGGGTACAAATTGCAAACGATAACAAAGAAGTAATTTTTTACGCTTATACAAAAAGCATTCCATTTTTTAAAGGTGCTAAAGCAGGAAAGCCAACAATAAAAATTCCTAGTAATTTAAAAATAATATTTTCAGAAGGTAGCAAAAGAGATATTCTAATAAATAACAACAAAGATAGACACGCACGTATTTTTAAAAGCAAAGAACTATTAGAAGCAGCAGGATATGTAAACGCCTCAGATGATGATCTAAAAGCAATACAAGACAATAAAAAAGTCGGCTTAGTATATCACTAGACTAAAACAATTATAAACTATTAAAAATAAAATTATGATATCAAAACAAAAAAGAAATTTAATAAATGAACTGTCCTTTTGGATAGTCAGAGAAATAGAACAAATAAACAATATTAATAAATTTACATCTTTAGAGAAAAAAACAAATATTACAATATTAACAAATATTATCAAATCTTCTAAAGACTACACGAATAAACAAATAAAAGAATTAATTGAAGACTTAAAGTTTCAACTACCTTTCTAATAACTTAAAAATAAACATTATGAGCAGAGGACAATTACCACTTACAAACTGGAGCAATACACAATTAACACTCCTGGCAATTTTAGCGTTACTCTTTGGAGGATGTTAAGCAAACAAATTACTAATTAAAAACAATTAAACAAATGAAAACAATTACAACAGAAAAAGAGAAAATTAAAAAAATTGCTGATATTGTAACGGGTAATTTTTACGAGCAAATAACTGATTTACTAATTACTTACAACATCCAAACAGAAGAAGAAGAAGAAGAAGAAAAGAGAGTTGAAGAAGTAATAAAAGAAATAATTAAAATATATAAATAAAATGAAAACAATTAACACAGACAAAGCAAAAGAATTAATAAAAGAAACAAACGGACAAATTTTTTCAAGTACCTTTGTAAAGAAAGATAATACTATCAGAACATTGACCGCTAGACTAGGCAAAAGATATAAGAGTAAAACAGGCAAGGCAGCACCATATAAAGCACAAAACTATAATTTATTACCTGTCTATGATATGAGAAAGAAAGCCTTTAGAATGTTAAACTTTAATACTTTGCTTACTCTTACAATTAATAAAAATAAATATAAAATTATATAATTATGAAAGAATTAAAAGAATTAAACCAACTACAAAAAGAACGTATTAATGTATTAAAAGAAAGAATTGAAATACTAAAAGAAAATATTGAAGTAGATAAAATTACTATCAAAACGCAACAAGATACTATTAAAATCTATAAAGATCATATAAATAAGTAAAGCAATTAAATACTAATATTAAGACACCTTTAACGAGGTGTTTTTTTATGCTCTAATGTAAGCAAATACAATACTAATAGTAACACACTAGAAGCACAGCAAAAGCACCTTAAAACGCTTTATTTCTTAGTTAGTTTTTAATAAGTGTTTATTATATTAGATTAAAAATGTTCTGATATATTGGCAAATTTTCTCTTTTTGCTCAACTTTGCACTAAAAAAAGAGATATTTTTAACATTTAACTACTTATTTATCAACATATTACAAACTTTAAACAGTTTTTAGTTTGTTTTGGCTTAATTCCTAGAGTTTTTTATTAAAAAGATGTTAATAAAAGGTTGTGAGGTGGAATTCCGTAAACCGAGTAGTATATACTGTTTAGCCACCCACACGCACACACACCAATATAAAGTTCAATTTTATAAATACTATGTTTTTGGAATAAACATTTATTTTGAAAGTTGGAATATACTTTGCGATATGAGCAATAATGTTTACTATAAGACGTGGCGATTATAAGTATTTAGGAGAATAACATATACTCTTATAAGAGGCACGAAGATAGGTGTTTAAAATTATAGTTTTGCATAGTTTTCTTACAATTTACAATAATGTTAAATAATAGAAGTTCAATTTTATATAATAATTA